TTCGTATCAGACTTCGGTGTTCTTGGGTGCGACCACGGTTCCGATCACGGTCAGGAGACCGGTCAGGGAAGCCGCCCACGCAACGTCGATGCCCGGGATCAATACCGTGACACCTACGCCCAGGATCGCTGCCACAAGGGCACCGATCGCCTTAGCGTACTTCATTCTTGTTCTCCGATCACTTGGTGGTGAGCGCCGCGATTACGGCGTCAAGCTTCTCGTTGGTCTGCTCAGCCTTGGACTGAAGGTCCAGGAGCGAGCCCGTCTGCTGTGCCGACTCGTCACCGAAGTTACGGCCATCGGCGAAACGGACTCCGAAGAGAACCTCCTTCAGAGCTTCAACGAAAGCGTCCTTTACCTCTGCCTTGGTTGCCACGTCCAGCCAATCTGTAGATGGGTTCAGAGCTACGGCTACCCGCGCCCTGAAATCGTTCATGTTGAAATTGGGATCGACCTTGCGGCCGACCGGCGCGCAGATCTCCTTGTGCCCGAGGACCCGGCTGACCGGGAGTCCGAACGCACGGATCAGAGCTGCGCACAGCTTGGCGAACGCGACCATCTGAACCTCAGGCCAAACAGCGGTTCCTGTAGCCTCGGCCTCAATGCCGATGGCGTGAGCGTTGCCCTGCCACGACTGAAGTACGGACCCGGTGTGCCAGCACTGGCCAGCGGCCACCACGTACACGACACCGGACCTGGACAGTAGGAAGTGGGCCAGAGGCCCAGCCAGATCCGCGCGCCCGTTCTGGACCACCTGAAGCGATGGCGCATCCCCGGTAGCGGATCCTGCGGTGTGGTGCGCGACGACGGCCTGAACATCGACCATCGCACCGTGCCCCCGGGTCTTCCAGCCCGGCTGCTCGACTACGGTCAGACCTGCCGACCTGGCAACATCGGCCAGGTTCGTTAGGTACGGCATTACTTTCCTCCTAGTAGGGGCTGACGGCACCCGGTCAAATTGATCGGGAACGAAGTCCCATCGGACAGAGTCACGGTCCCGGTACATGAATCCATGTCTAGCGCCACGTCGGTGATCCTCGGAGCGGGATCCCCCTTGTCACCCTTGGCACCGGTAGATCCGGGCTCGCCCTGCGGGCCACCAGGGCCCGGTTCCCCAATTTCACCCTTCTGGCCCTGAGTTCCGTCCTGACCGTTTGAACCGGGCTGTCCGGTGTCACCTACCGAACCCTGGGTTCCCGTGTCTCCACGGGCCCCCTGGAGGCCTTGAACGCCCTGAATACCCTGAGGTCCCATCTGGCCCTGTTCTCCACGCTCGCCCTTGGCCCCGCTGACCGGCGGCTGGGAGTCCAGGTTCGCGGCCTTGGCGCACAGAGCTGGGTTCTTCTCGTAGAAGTCCAGATGCTTAGCGCACTCAGCCTGAAGCTGGGCTGCCAAGTCCTGGCCCTGGTTCGCGAGTGCATCGGAGTCTTGCTTCTGGCGCAGGTTGTACCAAGTGCCGATACCGATGTACAGAACAACCACGATGAGAATTCCGAAAGTGATTCGAGCCAGCAGAGAACTGGTCCGAACTAGCTGTGGATCCAAATCCGGATTAGCCCTGTTGCGCATCCGGACCTCCTCTTACTAGCTTCTCCATTGCCAAGCGGTGAGCCGTTTCCTCGGCTGTGCGTCGAGCGCTACGCTCCGCGTCCATCTCATTCCTGAGACTTCGAATTTCTTCCTTGAGACCCGCGATCTCCTCGCGGAGATCCTTGAGTTCACGGGCTCGGTTAACGCGAAGCTCTTCAAGCTCAGCGTCATGGTCCTTGTTGATCCGAGCGATCTCTTCGCGGTAGCCTCGGGTGGTCTGGCGCATCAGCATCCAGATGATGAGAAGAATAATCAGCGCGATGCCGATAGGCCCAAGTTGGCCAAGGGCGCCAATCCATTCAGGCATTGCCGCTCCCTGTTGTTGTCAGATCATCCGTAGATGGTGGCTACCAGAGAGGACCCAGCGCAGATGATGCCTGTTCCCGATGCTGAGTCCTTACGTCCCTGTAGCTTGATGGTGTGGGCTCCGGCAGCAAGGCTCAGACGCTCGGTCCGCGACATGTTCACACGGGTTTCTACCGACTGAGCCACGAACAGGGAACTAGCCGCGTGAGTCACGCCATCAACGGCGAACTGCCCGTAACAATATCCGGTTCCCAGCACTGTGAGCCGCATATCGAAGGTGCACGTCACGATCACGATGCTGGTGGCGGTCAGGGTGAACGAGACGGATCCGCTGGCAGCGTCGGCGGTGCTGGTTCCCAGCGTCAGGTCAGCCGTGGTGGAAGCCTCCAGGGTGCGAGGGAACTTGACTTCCATCGCAGCGATTCGGGCTTCCTTGGTGATGATGTTGTTCTCAACGGCGGTTGCGAGAGACTGCATCTGGGTATGCCCAGCAGGAGTATCCGATGCCGTGGGGTACGGGAACCCGTACGTAGGGGTAGTTCCGGACATGAAGAACTCCTATCAGAATGGGATGGCGACAATCCAGGGTGTACCCACGACGGCGGTAGCCGTTCCAGCACCTGCGGCGCCAGCCTCAACTGTGAACCGGTACTTGAGCGACACCGCGTTAACTCCGGGTAGCACAGCCTCAGTAAATTGGCTCGACTGCCCAGCGGCTGCCTGAGCAAAAAAGGTCTTGAACGCGGGGACTGTGATGCGATTCGAAACGCTGATCTGATTGGACACAGTCCAAGTCGTTCCGTTCAGAGCGCCTGGTGTAGCGAGCACGTTATTGCCGCCTGGGCTGGTAATCACAACGCTGGATTCTACTGCGCACCCCCAGACCTTGACATTGGAAGCGCCGAACATGAACATGCATCGCTGGTAAGGTGCCAGCTTCACATTAAGCGTGGGACTAACCGAGGCTCCCGCATCGAGATCGCGCCAGACTCCGGCCGTTCCGCTGAGGTTTCCGCCCGCGGAATCAACCTGGGTAGGGGGGCTAGAACCCGTGGAACCGGGCGTGGTCACAGGGCCCAGGATGAAATACTGGGTTTGCTTGCGCACCACCAGAACGGTCTGACCAGGCGCGTACTCAGTTCCGATAGACGGAGTGAGCGCCTTCAGGTTGGTCAAAATGGAACCCTGGATCTGCACAGAGTTGAG